CAGGCGGCGAATCGGGCTGCCTGAAGCCGAGAAAAAAGACGTTGCTGGCCCCGGTTCACTACCACCCCCTGACACCAAGGCTCGCGCTGCGGCCACCTCGGTCGAGCTGAGCGACGCGCCGTCGGCGGACGGGTTCTGTTCGCCGCGGGCGGTCGAAAGTGAGCCGCCAGCAGGCGTCGGGTCCCAAGTCAAAGCACCAGGCATGGCGCGCTCCTCGTAGTGGTCGGTGTGGGGTTGCGATCAGCCGGCGCGCTTGCGGGCAGGCGTGGGGGCGGCAGGTGCGGGCGCGGGGGCCGGCGCAGCCGGGGGTTGGGCATCGGCACTCGCGGCAGCCTGTTGGGCGGCGGCGGCGGCCGCAGCGGCCAGCTCGTCTTCGGTCGGCTCGTCGACCTCTTCGCCGTTGCGCAGGGCGACCTGGCGCAGGGTGTCCTCGGTCACCGGGTACAGCTGGCCAGCGAGGTACTTCGCTGCGCCGGTCTCGTAGACGGTGTTGGTGATGCGAACTTGGTGCATGCCCGTAGCCTTCAAATGAGTGCGGCCCCAGGGTCACTGGGGCCGCGGTAGTGCAGTCGGCCCGCCGAGCGGGCCGGGTCGATCAGTTCACCGTGGGGTCGATCGCGCCGCCGGAGTAGCGGGCGCCGTACAGGTTGTAGAGCACCACGACACCGCGCGAAGCGGTGGCGGCATGGCCGGTGCCATCCACGCGCAGGCAGTCGAAGCCGTTGGCCAGGTCCAGCGACTCGACATCGACATCGATGATGTAGAGGCTGTCCTTGCTGTTGGTCGTCTGCGTGGTGAAGGTGTTCGACGCGACAACGGTCTCCGTCATCACCTTCGACGCGGCGTAGTCGGTGTTGGCCAGCATGCGGGTGAAGGCGAGCGCCTTCTCACCGGTGCCGGCCACGTCGGTGGCCTGCTTCAGCGTGATGGTGCTGCCGGTCACGGTCGTGCCGTCGGCGATGCTGATGATGATCTGGCACCGACGGTAGCCCTTGAGCGACACGTAGTCGGTGTCGCCCAGGGTCGACGTCAGCAGCAGCCCGGCGGCGGCCACGATGGGCGTCACCACCTCGTCAAGGCGAGCATTCGAGTTCATGGTTCAGGTTCCTTTCTGTGGGTTCGGTGTTGCAGACGATCAGCGGGCGCCGAGCTGGATGAACGGCGACATCGTGGCGCTGCCATTGGCCGGCGAGATCGGCGCGGCCAGCTTCGGCGCACCGTCCACCCGGAAGGTGGAGCGGAACGCGGTCGCGTCGGCGTCGAAGTACAGGTGCATCGACGTCGCCGTCTGGATGCCGCCGGCCTTGGTGATCGACTGGTACTGCCGCCAGTCGGCCAGCATCACGTCGCCCTGCGAGCTGAAGCTCTTGGCGTGCTGCGTGACCGCGATGGGGCGGCCCAGCAGCGTGCCGTAGGGCGAGCCCTGCAGGCCACCGACCGGGCTGCCGGCGGGCAGGTAGATCGGGTAGTTGCCGAGCGTCAGCGTGAACAACGCGGGCAGAACGTCGTTGTTCAGCATCCAGACCGCGTTGCCGTAGCTGCCGGCGGGCAGCCGGCTGATCATGTTGGCCAGGTTGGTGGTCGACAGCGTGCCGGTCAGCTGGCCGGCATCCTTGGCCACGGTGATGACGGCCGGGCTGTTGAACGCGCCCAGGGGCTGGCCGGCACCGTTGCCGTAGCAGATCGCCTCGTCGGTCTTCCAGCGGATGCTGCGGGCAGCAGCACCCTGGAAGTAGGCGCCCAGGGCGGTCGCATCGGCCAGCAGCTCTTCGGTCACCGGCACCAGGGCCAGCAGCTTCTTCAGCCGGAAGTCAGTGCGACCGAACACCGGCTTGGTCTGCGTGCCGGCGCCCGCCTCGTTCTGCCAGTAGGCGCGCACGCCGTTGGCGCCCCAGGGCGTGGTCTCGTCCTTCGGCAGCGACATGCCGTTGCCTTCGACCGGCAGGTCGTCGGTCATCGGCAGCAGGGCCTGCTCTTCCAGGGACAGCTGGAAGATTCGCTGGCTGTAGCTGGGTGGCACCAGGAAGCCACCGTCCGCGCCGGTGCCTTCGTTGCCGTAGGTGCTGGGTGCGGCAGCTTGCGGCTCGCCGCGGTACAGCGCCGCCAGGCGGCGGTCCATGCTCACGCCGGTGCGGACGTTGACGGCCGCGCCGCGGACGGACATCAGGAAGTCGCCCATCGTGCGGAAGCCGCGCTGCGGGTCGGCGTCGCCGTTCTCCTGGGTCTCGATGCGCGCGCCGGCCGGCAGCGTGACCGAGCCTTCGCCGCGGCCGCCGCCTTGGTTGCCGGCGCCGGGCTCGATCGGGGCCAAGCCAGCGCTTGCCGCCTCGGCTTCCATCGCGGTGTTCACGCGCGCCTTCAGGCTGGCGGCCTTCGCCTTGTGCCCGTCGTACTGCGCCTGCTCTTCGGCGGTCAGATCGCGCTCGTTGAGGATGGCGGCGATCTTGGTCATGCCGTCGACCTCGGCCGCGTGCTGGGCCTGCAGGTTGCGGACCATGGGGCCCCAGGCGAGCACGGAGCCGATGGCGACCGGATCGGTCAGCACGGCCCAGGCCTGCGCCAGGAGGTCAGGCGCCGCGACAGCGGTGCCGGCGAACGCGGCCAGCGCGAGGGCGGCCACGGTCAGGATCGAGAAACGGGAAGTCTTCATGATGGCTCCAGAAACGAGAAAGCCGCCCGAAGGCGGCCAGTGGTTGGGGTGGTGCACAACGGCCCGAAGGGGCCACGCCGTCAGGCCGATGGGCCTGGCTGCGGGTGGGCCGTGCTCAGCCCGGGAACTTGATCAGGATGCGGCCAGGATGTCGGCTTGGGCCTGGGCCAGCAGGGCCGATCGTGCGCCGCTGCTGCGGCCCTTCTTGCGCATGCCGGCCACCACCTCGCTGAAGGTGGCCACGCCGTCGACCATGCCGGCCTTGTGAGCGGCCTCGGCCAGCAGCATGCGGCCTTCGCCCATGTCGCTGCGCACCTGGTCCACCGGCACGCCGCGGCCCTTGGCCACCGCGCTGGTGAACATGCGGTAGTAGGTGTCGATCTGCGCCTGGGTCTCGGCCCGCGCCTCGTCGCCCAAGGGCTCAAATGGATTGCCCTCGACCTTGTACTTGCCGGCGCTGATCAGGGTGATTTCGATGCCCTCGGACTCCAGCGCCTTGGCCACGTTCTCGTGGGCGGTGTAGACGCCAATGCTGCCCACCATGCCGCCAGGCGTGACGTAGGCCTCGCCGCACTGCGACAGCAGCCAGTAGGCTGCCGATGCCGACATGCTGTCGGCGATGCCGACGATCGGCTTCTGGGAGCGGGCCGAGCGGATCTTGTCGCCAAGCTCCTGGATGCCGAAGACAGAACCGCCCGGGCTGTCGAAGCTCATCAGGATCTGGCCGACCGACTGATCCGCCAGCGCGGCATCAAGCGCGGCGCCAATCTCCTGGGCACCGGTGCCGGCCTCGCACATGCCGAGCTGCGACGCGCGCTGCACGATCGGGCCGTGCACGTTGATCAGCGCGATGTTGCTGTCGCCGCCGGCGCGGGCCTGGTCGCCGCGGGCAGCCTTCGGCATCGGCTGGCCGTTGGCGTCGTACTGCGTGTCATCGCGATGGTCACCGGCCATGATGCCGGGAGCCTTCGCGGCGTAGGCACGGGCCAGGATGGCCGCGTAGGTGGCCATGGCCGCCGGATCCATCGCCCACGGGGTGCGCAGGCAGTAGGCGAGGAAGTACGGGAGCTTCATGATTCGTCCTTCAGGGCAAGCTCGGCCAGCGCGGCCGAGTAGTTCTCTTCGGTGTCACCGCGCATGGTCGTTGCCAGCCAGTTCTTGGCCTTCTCTTCCGAGATCGCCAGCGCGTCGGCCAGAACTTCCGCCGACACCAGCTGCCCGGCAGCGAAGCGGCGCGCCATGCGCTGCACGTTGCCAGTGATGACCTGCTGCCACCGGGCTGCCACGGCTGCACCAGCTGCACGGGCGTTCTGCTGCCGGTCGTTCGGCGGGGTCTGATCCTGGCCAGCGCCGCCGGGTGCCTGCGCCGGGCCGCGTTCACCGCTGGCGTCGACCCGAACCATGTTCACCGGGCGCAGCGTGTGGTTCAGCCACTCCAGCGGCTGATCGCCCTCGCGCTCGCGCACCTCGTTGGGAGTCATGCTGCCCCACTGGGTGCGGCTGGCGTAGTAGGCGGATCGCGCCGCGGCATCGCCGCGCATCATGCGATCCATGTCGAACTCGGGTTCCAGCAGGTCGTCGGCGCCAGGCAGGCCCTGGCCCAGCAGCTGGAACTCGATGCTGGCTTCCCACAGCTCGGCGTAGGGCAGCATGGTGTCGGTCCAGAACTCGATCGACTGATGCTCGATGTTGTTGTTCGTGGCCCGCGACAGGTCGCCGATCTTGTGCAGCGGCACGCGGAACAGGCGCGCCACGTCGGCCACCTTCAGGCCGCGGCCCTCGATGAACTGTGCGTCGGAGTTCTTGAGCCCCAGCTCGTGGTACTTCATGCCGCCCTCGAGCACGGCCACCTTGCCGCGGTTGGCGCCGCCCTGAAGACGCTGCCAGCTCTCGCGCCACTTGCGCTTGGTCTCGTCGTCCTTCCACTTGCCCGGGTTCTCGATCCAGCCTGGCGGCCGAGCATCGTTGCCGAAGAAGCGCGCCGAGTAGGCCTGCATCGCCAGCCCTTCGCCGATGGACTCGCGACCCACCTCGATCGGGCTCAGACCCATGATGCCGTCGTCGCTCAGGCCACGCAGGTGCCAGATCTCGCCGCGGGTGTAGTAGACGCGCCGGCCGTCCTCGGTGGTGTAGGCATAGCGGTAGTCGCGGCCGCCGTCGACCATCTCCACCGCCATGCGGTCAGGGTGCAGCGGCAGCAGCTCGGTGATCTCGCCGCGGCTGTTGCCGTCGATCTGGCAGTAGGCGTTGCCGCGCAGCGCCACATGGCCCTGCAGCATCAGCCGCCACTCGTAGGGGTTCTGGAACCGGTTCGGCCGCTTGGCCATCAACCGGTACAGCCAGTGCATCCGCTCTACGGCCCGCGTGTTGCCGTCCGGCCGGTTGCGGAACAGCTGGAACGGCATCACGGCGAAGGACTCGGCCAGCACCTTGACGCACGAATACACCGCCGTCAGCGCCATCGCCTCCTTCGGGCCCACGTGCACACCCGCGGCTGTGCGCGGCTGCAGCGGCATGAACCAGAAGTCGCTGCCGGGCCCGCGGTCGGCCGCGCCGGCGCTCGCCGACAGCTTGGTGATGAACATCAGGCGGCCTCACCAATAGCGGCCGCCTTGGCCTTGGCTTTGGCGCCTTCGTGCAGCCCGGCCAGGTAGGCCGACGCCAGCGTCAGCACCAGCAGCAGCGCACCGGCGATGGCGATGCCCCAGCCAGGGTGGATGACCACGCCGCCAGCCAGCACCATCAGCCAGCCCAGCAGCAGGCAGAGGTTGAAGATCTTCACGTTCATGGCATTCCCCGTCTGGCGTCAAGCGGCCAGCACCTCTTCGTCGGTGCACACGTCGGGCTCCGGGGCCAGCGCCATCAGCGCGGCCGCGTTGAACAGCGACACCAGCAAGTCGATCTTGCAGGCCCCTGCGGCCTGCTTCGTGACGATCACGGCGTTGCCGCGGGCTTCGACCTTGGCGTTGCCGACCGTCCAGGCCATCACAGGCTGGCCGCAGTGGGCAAACTTGCCCTCTACCAGTCGCCTTGCGACGGTGTTGATCGTTCCGCTCAGCTTGTAGCCCTGCGGGATACCGACGATCCGGTCCTTGCCGTCGGCATCCTTGTCGATCCCGATGTCAATCAGCGCAGCTTCGATGTCACTGATGCCGATGGGGTCCACGCCGACCTGCGCCAGTAGGCCGCTCTCGTCCAGCTCACGCGCCACATCGACAACGCCATCAATGTCCTGCCCAATCCGCTCGACCAGCACCAAGTCGCCCTGGGCCATGAAGTCAGCCCAGCGGGCCGCTTCAACCTTGCGCCGCTCCATCGCCACCGGGTGCACCCAGGCCCTGCCCCAGTGCAGCCAGCATCCTGTCTCTCTGTCGCGCCCCAGCACCGATGCGGCAAGCCAGTCGTCCAGGCCGCCACCGTCGATTCCCATGGTGATCACGTCACTGCGCTCGATCAGATCCGGCAGCGAAGCTACGCGCGCGGCGCCTTGCCAGTGGTCCGCTCCTGGCCAGCGGCCAGCCATCAGGCGCAGGCCGATCTGGATGTTTAGGTGCTTGGCCAGGAACTGCTGGAACGCGCCGTCTGTGCGCGCCTCCAGCTTGCGCAGCTGGTCCTGCAGCCACTCGCTGCTGACAGATCGACCCAGGTTCGGGTTCGTGATGTGGAAGTTGGCCGGGTCCATGTAGGCCTTGGCCTCGATCATGTCCTCCGGGAACTCGTACAGCACACCCAGCGACCTCTGATCGCTGATCTTCCCGTCGCGCACGCTGCGGAAGTAGTCCAGCTTTTCCTTGAACACGCCGGCCGGTGCTTCGTCCGACTGGGTGGTCAGGAAGATCACCCAGCCTTCATCGCGCGACACCTGCCCGCCCAGCGCCTCCAGGAACATCGCTTCAGCGCCCGCGCGCTTGCCAAACAGCCAGTGTTCATCGACCAGGACCTTGCCCGACTTCTTGCCTGAGACGGTCTCGGATTCGGCCGCCACGACCTTCAGGCTGTTGCGGGTCACCCGATGGGTGATCGTGCGCACATGGTCCTGCACGTGGAACATGGCGGCCAACTCTTCGTCAGCCCGGACCATTGCGGCGGCCGGCTTGAAGCTGTTGCCGGCCACCTCTACGGTCGGCGCCAGGATCAGATGCTCCTCTTCTTCGCGCCAGCACAGGATCAGCGCCGTCAACATGATCCCGGCGGCGATGGTCGACTTCGTGTTCTTTTTGCTGATCAGCAGGTAAAACTCACGTATCAGCTGCTGGCCGGTCTCGCTGTCGTAGGCGCCGAACACCGCCGCCACAAAGTCGAAGACCCACTGGTCGGCACACTCGCCAAACGTCGGCCGGCCCGGCAGGTCGACAACCCGCAGCTCCTTGAAGATGGCCAGCGCCCGCTCTGCCTCGCTGGCGAAGATCGGTGGCGGGATGATCGAACGGCCTGCGCGCAGGCGCTTGCCCCAGTCCGGGCACGCCGTTGACCATGCCGGCCTGGCACCCATCAGATCTTCTTGCCGCCGATAGCCGCCAACTTGGGCGGCGGCGCCGCTGAGAATTTGCCTCTGCTGACGGCATCCTTTGCGTCAAGGGCTGCCCTCTCTCGTTTGCCCTCGCCAACCGGCTCCTTGCGCGGGTGCACAAATGGCGCGGCCGCGATGGCCATGCGGTCTCGGCGGGCCGCGTCAGCGTCGGGCGCCCGCATGACACTCAGCATGTAGTCCAGCGGGGTCATGTCTTGCGACGCGGCATCGGCCGCGACATCAGTCGGCACTTCGTTGGTCACTACCTCAGCCGAAGGCTCTTTGTCAGTTCCACCAGCACGACGCGCGGCCGGCGCTGTCTTGGCTTTGGGCGCAGAAGCCGCCTTTCGGGCCTTGCGCTCGGCCTTCTCCGCCTCGGTCAGCTTCGGGCGCCCAGCGCCAGGTCGGTAGCCTCCTCGTGCCATGTTGATGATCCTCAGTTCATGGCCAAAGCGCGCGGGCCTGGCGGCCTGGCGCCTTTGGCTATGTTGCAGGCCCTGCATGCGCACTGACAGTTCTCTGGAACGTGGCCGATAGATCCGGGCGCAGCCAGGGGGATGATGTGATCGACCTCCGGGGCGCCAGGGTCTGTGGTGCCGCGCAGTGCCTTTGGGGTGTCGGCACCACAGATCTGGCAGCGCCAGCCGTCACGCTCAAGCACTTCGACCACTTCGTCAAAGTACAGGCGCGGAAGCCCGCGCCTCTTTGCTCTGGATGGGTTGTTGAGGCCTTGGCGATGCTTGCGCTGGCAGGGCTTGCACCGCTCCACGGTACTGCTTCCGCGCCCAAGGAGCGGGCAGAACTCATGCCCACAACCTACGCACCTGACCACCCTTGCCTCATCCTTGTGTGCCTGCTCAGCGCGCTTGGCTGCGGCCGCGTTGCCAGAACTGATCCTGCATCCGCGGCTGCACGATCTCGCAGCCGGCAGCTTCGACCAGAATGGTGCCAAGCACCGCTCACAGGTCAGGCGGTATCTCGCCTCTTGGGGCTTTCGCGGCCTGGCCTCTGGCTTGGGTACACAGGCGTAGCAGACCGCCCTCAAGCGCCCATTCTTCAGCGCCGGCTTCTCGTGCAGGCAGACCGCGCCGGTTGACGCCTTGAGCGCAGCACAACCGCTGCACCTTGATGGCTTTCGGCCTCGACCATTCCAAGGCTTCGCGGGCGACCCGCAACCGCAGGCCGGCGCCAGCCGCGCATAATCTTCGTCAGCCATCTCGACCCTTTCGCGGTCCAGAAGGTCAGAAGCCCTGGGCAGTTGGTAGCTGCACCGGGGCTTCGTCTTTTCAGCGTCAATTCAAACGGCCACGCGAATTCAATCGGGCCGCCAACAAATCAGACACGGCCATGTTCTCCGTGCGTGGG